AACGGACTGATATCGTAGATCAGTTCCTTCAAGTGCAGCGCATTCTTATTCTATTAAGCGCATTTTACGTTAAAAACTTGTCATGTACCGTCCTGTAGGTTTGGCCTCCGTGCCGAACTTTGGCTTGACATTTTCATCTCCTCCGCTTAAAAGGAGGAGACAAGAAGGGCCCCAGCCGGGGGCGCAGGGAACACAACCGGGCGATTCCCCCTTCTCAGGTCTTGGCGAGCTACAAGACACCCCTTTTACCCCCTCTTCAGGGGAAGAACCACGTAATCTTCCTTCCTATATGAATCGGAGTGAACCCACTGAGCCAAGTCGGACCATTGACATTTGGCAAGGCTTGATTAGGCCTACAGAGGGGGAACTTCTTTTAGCAATGGGTGATGACTCAGACCCTCCAGTGGGGGATGATCAAGATGACGTTTCTAGTCCGATGGAAGTAGAGAACTGGTGGCCCACGCCGCCCTCTGTCTTCCTTGAGCCTGAAACTGAACAAGGTAGCGATGATTTCTTTCTCCCGGACTCTTTAAGTCCGTCTGTGCGTCCGTGGCCCGAACCGGAACCAGTTAAGGAAGAAGAATTTGTTGTCGAGAGGACCGTTCGTAAGGAACCCCTTTTCGATGGTTTTTCCCGTTTAGTCGGACAAATGGTTGGGATAGGCGTTGACGTTCTTCGACATAAGTTGAGCTCACGCACGCGCAAACTAGCTGAATGTGATCTATACCCTGACGCGAAAAAGGCACCGCTCTCTGGAGTCGCCTGCAGCGAAGTCAGGAAGGACCACTCCGAACAGGAGAGGTCACGTTCTACTAGGCCTTTGGATCCGCACCCTCGCGAGAAAGAACTTTTAGTTTCTCCGGGGCCACGGTACCGAGGTATCCTTTATGACTATGAAGTTGAAGATGAAGAGTTCCATAGAGATCTGACGATGGTCGGTCTCTCACGTCATCTGATGCCTCGATTTAAGTTTACGCCTTTGAACCTGGACACGTTTACTGTTAAGGGTTGTCCCCGTTGCGTTCCCCCGAGTTGGATTAGTATATTCAAGTTGAGGGATTCCAGCTCCGTGGGATATTGTGGACACTTCGAAAGAAGATTGGTCAAGTACTCGGATCTCAGTTTGCCGAGGGCTGTTCACATCGAAGGATCGTTTCTTAATTTCATAGTCGTGAATGTCGCAGAGACTCCCAATCACAATCGTGTCGAAACCGTAGTCGACACCGTGGCTAAACTTTCAGGTGGTTACGTTCCTCCCATGGGGCGTGCGGCAAGATTTGTCTTGGACTGCTTGAATTTGGACGATTGTTATCATCCCCGACACAGATTTGGAAATCTGACTGTCGATTTGTCATACATGGCTTGGTTTGACAAGCTAGGTTGTTGCGCTTCATCTGACGCGTTCAGGAATAACTTGAACAAGTCCGTGTTGGCTGGAATTGAACCCTCATTGTGGGCTCAGTCGGTCACAGATTTGGCGATTTGCTATTCAGTGTATTATCATAACCTGAACCTCGTTTCTTCTAGCCTTAAGAGAAACGAGTGGGCTCAACCTTACTTATTAGACTTTGTACCTCGCAGAAATTGGAGTTTAGGACCCTTGCGCCATTTCGTTGAAGAATTAAATCCCGTGTTTCAAGAACGCGTGGCCCAGAATATTCTCAATGATGTCCTTCGCGCCGGAGATAACGCCCCTAGCGTTGGTCCCTCTTCCGATAGTTCCGAAAGTTCCTCAACTGAATCCTCGGATTCAGAGTCCCCTCATTCAGAGGGAGGAGGGACCCAGGAATCCGACTCACCGTTCAAGGAGTTCAGAGTCGGAGCCCCCAGCGAGAAGAAGAAGCCTACTCAAGATCCGAAAGTTTTGAAGGAACTTGAGGAGTCGGTTCAAGTGGAGGAAGAATCTAAAAACTTCCACAAGTGCACGATCCGCAGTTATGACGACGCGACTGAAGAGACCACTTTCTCTCCTTTTAAGAGCGATTTACCTACTATCCCGGGACAACACGTTTGGAAGAACGAAGTGTTGGTACCCAAGATCCACGAAGGGATAGTGATCACACAGGTAAAAGATCATGAGCTCAAAGCGAAAGAGCAGTCTGGTGTCCTGTTTGGCCAAACCTTTGAGGCCGACTTGTTCCACTACCCTAGCGATGGAATTAATCAAGCCATCGCTACTGCCGGCAGGCAGGGGGCCGAGAAGCCCAAGGTTAGTGCTACTGTGAAGAAGGGTGGTCTCACGTTCAAGAGGATCCCCGAAAGTCACTTAGAACTCCCCGCCAGCTTTAATGCACCTGGCGACTTCAACAATCTAGACGATTTCTTAGACTCCGCACCCCTTGCACCGGAAGAAGGGGGGGACGGCCGTCAAGATATAGAGGTACTCATAAAGGCCATGGGTAAACCCTCGTCGAGAGCCAAGATGTTGAAACTGCTTAAGGCGGTCACATCTTGTGAAGTTAACTGGAGTGAACAGGAGAAGTCGTTCAAAGTGTTCGTCAAAGCCGATGACAAAGTCGGAAAGCTTAAGGCTCGTTTAATACAGTATGTTCCTAGTTCGGCTTGGCTCAAGACAATCCGTCGACTGAATGCTGTTTTGGAGGGACTCAAAGGAAAGGAAGGAGGATACGGAGTCTGGTTCGATCAGAAATCTCGCAACATGTATGTTTGGGCGAGTGGTATGAGCCAAAAACGACTTTCGGACCTAGCTGATCGTGCTAGAGGCTCCCCTTTCAATTGGGTCTTCATTTGTGGAGACGACAACACAGACAAATTCGGTCAAGCTGACGCGTCAAAGTATGACAGTACACAACGCGGAGTGTTTGCCGATATGCAGTGGAAGATCATGTCGAATTTGGGGTTTCCGGACTCAGAGATAAAGTATATGAGGGAGTACCATACAGGTAACCGCTTCGCCGATGCTTTCACCTACGTACAAGTGGATGAAGCATTGCCCACGGGAGCACCCTGGACCCTCTTTCTTAACTCTATCGGGACCTTCATCTTCGCCCAGCAGTTGTCGTATTGTAGGAATTTGGCCAAGACCAAGAAGTCCAAACTTTCACAGGAGGAGCTCGTTGCGATTGCAGCTGAGCTACTCGGCCTCGAAATGAAGTTCGATGTCGCCGAACCTGTTGAAGGGGAAGATTTCCAAGGGGCCGAGTTTCTGAAAGGAGTCTGGGTGAAGGGGAAGCGCTCTTATTGGGTTCCCCTCCCCAGCCGTCTTCACAAGTGGAGTGCAAGAATTTACGCCGGCGACAAAGAGCTGGGGTATTGGATGACCCACATGGATGAGCACTTGAGGAGTGTAGCGAAGGGACAGTCGGGGTTTATTTTAGACCCGCTGTCGAGGATTTGGGTTGACGCTTGGTGCGCAAAGGCTGACGTCAAAACTCACAAAATGGCTTACGAATGGAAGAATGTTCTTTATTCGTCCAAGTTCGCTCTCGAGCCGGAGGACGCGGACAATTGGGTCAAATTGTGGGAACCCATCATGGAGAGACGCTACGGCATCGACGCAGAAACTTACGCGGCGATGCGGAAAGACCTAGAGAAGAATGCCACAACTCTAGGGGCTTTTGGAGGTAGAGCTTGGTTAGCCATATGGAACCGAGACTACCTAGGCTCCGTGGAGGGAGTCTAAAGGAGGCCGGGCCTCCGTTCCTGTTGAGTAGACCATCCGGCTCACGTTTTGATAATCCAGTACCCGATATTCGAAACCTTTTAATTGTACAGACTGACTAGATACATTTCTAGCTTACAACATGCCCAACAAACAAGAGAAAAAGGAAGCCGCGCGCAAGGCTCTCGATGCTTTGAGAGCTTCCGCTGCCGCCGATCCTTTGCGCCACTTAGAGAAGGTGGCTGAACACTTAGTCGATCCGTCCTCGGGACCAATCGTCATGCCTCAACGTGTTCCCGGCCGTCTTGGCTGCGCCACCTTCCCTCTTGTGAAAGAATTTGCTTTCAGTGACCCCGGCCCCGAGGGCACTGAATTTTCCATCTTAGTGGAACCATCCTTTGATCAACCTTTAAGGATCAGTAGAAAAACCATCGTTGGCCCGTCCGCCACCCCTCTCCTCGGAGAGGCGTCGACCCGCGGAAACGCCCTGACCTGCAACGGCCTCCAGCCGTGTGCAATCGTCGGTCAGCCCGACACCCTCCCTGATGCTAGTGGGGTGTTACGAACGAAAATGAGTTTGCCTCTCGATATTGCCGTCGTCGGTAACTGGAGTTTCTCCGCCTCCGTGCCCTCCAAGTGTCCAAAAGTGGCCATTAGACTCTCCACTCAATTCGGGGGAGTCTGGACCACTGCTGGAGTCGTTAACTTGGGGGGCGGTGGACTGACTTCTGCAGCCGTGACGGGGTCGTTTGGAGCAATCGGCTCCAGGCCCTATTCGGTCGAGGTGATACCGGCTAATTCTTCTGATTCTGAGACTAGAGTTTCCTGCCAATATGAGCTGACTCCTACCACTACATCTTCGTGGAGTTGCTCCCCTGCGTATAACGAACATGTTATGGACGTTTTCGCCCCCGACTGGGCTAATGTTCTTAACGCTTCTAAGACCGCCAAGATTGTCGCTTGTGACTGTTTGGTGACTTATGAAGGTTCGGCTCTTGAAAACGCGGGGTCCATAGCTGTCGCCAACATCGATGACGATTTGGTGGCGGCTGAAGACGGCAGCCTTTATGAGGCTCTAGCATCCCTCCCCTTTGACAAATATCGTGGTCGATTGGCCTCGGTAGGCCAGGCCGAAGGTGGAGGGCATTGGCATTTTATTCCCACTTCTCAAGAACAACTAGAGCCGGCGATTCCTAATGGAGACGTCCCTGTTGGTGCTTTTGGCATCTCAGGCCTCCAGGCTGGTCAGGTTGTTCGGATAGAGTGCCATTTTACGGTTAATTTTTATTCCCTCGATCCCGGGTATAAAATGATCATTCCGCCCCCTGCAGCCGGCATGTCGCTGTTGCTTTGGCAGCTACGTTCCGAGATCCCACTTTGCTCCTCCAACGATAACCACACTCTGAAGCGTCTGAAAGTGTTAGCCCGTAAGGGCGCACAGACGGCGAAGAAGGCTGGGGCTGTCGCCACTAGTCCTGAGGTAGTGAAAGTTCTTGGTATGCTGGCCCCGCTTCTACTTTGATCGCATCTTTCCTTTCGAACCATCCCCCCACCCCCAAACTCAGAAAACATAAAATTGAAAAACACACTGCCAG